CCGGTATAAAAACAATTTAAGAAATTCATAGAACACGAGAGATAGTGGCAATGGAAGGTGAAAACGACGTGAGAACACATGCATTGTTACCTGTATTTAGACGATTTAATAATTTAGATTATGAGATTGTGAATGCAGAGCTGCATATTCATTGTGATGAAGATTTTGATGATGACTCGAGCACCATACTAGGATCCTCATACAATGATCCTATTGTGATACCAAGAGAGAAAATAGAATCATTGCCACATAACATGGTTCATGTGTGCATATCCAACATTGCTGAGACAGACACCAAAATCGGCGGCCAAACACCAGACATCATATGGAATCGAAACATAATAGAGATCACAACTAGACAGACCTCCTCTAGTAAGGTGTTGGAAGGTGCCATTACAGAAAAAGTCAACAAGTACGGTTGGATGGTTGACCAAGGCATAATAGATAATTTGATTGTAATAGTTGTCAGCTTAGATGATGTTATGGTCAATCACACTCTAAGGTTCACACCAGAAGAAGAGATTAGGATCATAAATGCCTATAGGTTTGGATTGAGGATGCAGAAGGCATATGTTAATGAGTGTGGGAGAATAAGAGAATCAAAAGCAGAGGAAACTATGAATTACTTCAAGAAATATTTCAAAGGGTTCATAAAGCCACCTGTCAAGTGCAAAACCAAGCCAATGGTCAGAGACTTTAAACCCATGAGTTTTGTGGATTGGATTATGGAGCATCCTGCGGCTGGGGATAATGATGATAGGACTATCTGTCATGTTCCAATGTTTGTTTCCCAGACTGGATACGTTGGTGAGCCACCATTACTATTTAATTTCCAAGTTTCTCATATAACATCGATGTGGAATCAAATAAATTACAATAGAGTATCCCCAGGCGAAGATTACAATTATCTAACTCTGGACACCACAGGCAGTATAAATCCAAGATCTGGTCAAGCAGTCTATGGCAAAGAAAAGGACAATGAAATTCAAAATAGGTTTGTCTTCAAGCTAACCCAATCTGACTACTATCAGCTGGCAAAGAAGGGTGTTTGGGCAAAGAGCAACAGAGAATATAAAAAGGCAGTAGAGACTGGAGAGATAAGAAAGAAGGGCATACTATCACTCAATGCTCCAACCTTTGATATTGATCAGTTTCTAGAATTGGAAGATCTGGATTCATTTTCTAGTGACATCTTCAATTGGATACCAGAGGGTGTTCATGAAGAGATCGACAGATGTAGATCAATGGAAATCATGCATTGTGCAGCAAACCTTGATTTGATAGCTAGAGAGTGTGGCTTAAATCTTAGATGTAACACAAGAGGAAGAGAAATGATAGTTAGGAAGCTGCCAGACAGGGATGTGTGGTTGTTGTTGAAACCAACAAAATATTCAACCTCTGATGATTACCCAATATTTTGTTCTGTTTTATTTAGAGGAACGCCTTATCATGGTCACTTGAAAATGTTTGAAAAATGTCATATGGTGCACGAAGATAACTGGTACGTGACAGATTTCTTTTCTCTTGATGCACCAAGAATCGAACATTTACTAGGGTTGCAAGAACAGCTTACTGCACACTGCATCTGCTCATTAGAAGATACAGGTAATTTAATGACTAAAAAAGAACTGAAGTTATTGGCACTCATTTTAATTGAGGACAAAGCAGAAACGAGTAAATTCCTCCAGCAGTTAAGATTTTACTATATGAAGCTTTATAGTGGCCTACCAAACGCCAGAAGGAGTGCAGAATGCATAGCTTCAAAATGGGATCACACTATAAGATCCAGGTTGCATCTATTCTTGTACAAGAGATTGATAAAAATACACAAAGTATTGCCTGACGTGCCCAAAATAAAGTCAACTAATATAGACAAGCTTTTAGAACAGGCGGGTTACACAAGTTCAACAAAGGAAGATGAGAATGATTATGATGAGCTAGGCATAAAGATAGAGATTTCTGAATCTCTAGATGTTAAAAACAAAAAACAATCAGAAGAGGATGAAAATTCAATGATGGATCTACCATACACAGAGATATCAATGGATGAAATGGATGAAGTTATGACACCATTTGGCTTCACTATAAAAGATTCTAAGACTTTCATGAGAGCATCATATTATTGTATGTTGTACAATAAGGACAGGAGGAATACAGGACATGATGCAAAATCTATACTTAGCAAGCTGCTAAAAAGAGAATATCAATGGTCGGACAGATCTGACTATAGAAAAATACAGGCTGCCAACGGTCATCCAGATTTTGATGTCTTCACTTTTGATGAAGGGGCAATCAGCCATTATGCAGAAAGAGTAATGAATGACTTAGCTGATTACAGAGAAGAAACAACTGACCAATTCAAAGAGGAAGTATGCTCAAAATTGTACTTCAAAACTCTGATGTCTGACTTAATGAGCACAAAAGCATCATCAATGGCGTATAAAGAAATGGAAGAAAAGGGAGATGAATCATGGAATTATGCAGATCGAGATGTTAGAAAGAAAGTGTGTGAAGCCCTTTATGAGATTCGTGAAGCATTCACATCAGAGAACCTCCTTGAAAACATGCATGTAGTCAGAAAGAATATCAAAAAGATTTATGTTTCCATCTTCAAGAAAAATCAGATAGGTGGAGCAAGAGATATTTATATATTGGACATCTGGTGTAGGTTATTGGTTAGATGTTTGGAAGATATAGCCAGAATCATTTGTGAAATGCACCCTTCAGAAATGCTGACAAATTCTTATGGCAAAGAAAGATTTTACAAGGTTCACATGAGGAAAGTTAGAAAAGCTATGAAAGAGGGGAACCACAATTATTTCAAAACAGTTAAATTCTCATCTGACATGACAAACTGGGCAAACTTATTCAGAATGAGGCAGTTCGAACTGGTTTATGAGAAGATGTTGCCTGTGGAATTACACGGGTTTGTGAAAGATGTCTTAGACTTGATATCTGAAAAGGAAATTAGACTGCCTGATTCCTTTCTCAATAATGTGTACAACCTTGAAACTAACTTGGTAGGCATTAACAACAGATTAAAGAAGGAATTGAGAGAAGGAGGTTCCAAGAACTGCAAAAAAGATGGCAGGACATTTAAGAATGAGACCAACATGATGCAAGGTATTTTGCATTACACATCATCTCTATTCCACCTGTGCCACTTGACGGCTTTCAAAGATGCTATCGAAAAGTTGAAGCTAGAAGCAGATGTAGTTGTGTCCTTTGAGTGTTCTTCTGATGATGAAGGAATTTTGATAACTTACATAGGTGAAAAGAATAGTGTCTTGAGATCAGTTGCTAAATTCTTGAGAGTTGCTGTCAAGCTAAAGAATTATGTTGATGATCTCTTTGGCGTTAGGACTTCATGGGAGAAAAGCACTCTTTCAGTTTCAGAAATTTTCGAATTCAATTCTAAATTCTTATTTGGAAACACTTTGGCTGAACCTCTAATAAAGTTCGTCTCAAGATCCATTGATGATAATGTTCAGGCCACATTACATAATAGGATTGCAAATTTCCACTCTATCCTCAGAACTCTCAGAGAGCATGGTGGATCTGGCATACTGTGTCATTGTGTTTCATATTTGCAGAGATCCAATTACATGAGAAATCTTGGAAAGGGCACAATGACATGGTGGGATGAAAAACTCGAGAACTGGTTGATAAAATATAAAGTGTCGCATCTTGGTTATTATAGAATTCCTAGCCCCTTTGTTGCAGGATTAGTGCCATTGGATTACATGAACTATCTATCTTGTTGCGAATCAGAAGATGCAAGAAGAATGCAGACTGTCTTGGGCCCATCATCTCTCGTTGATTTTGATGAATACACTAATTTTGCATTAGCGTATGACCTTGGATCAAATAAGAAGTACAGGGCCATGTTGAGAAGATTAAACATTCCAGTTGAGAAGGAAATGACAGAATTGGACTTTGAATTACAATTCAGGAGAGAAGAAAATCTAGAGGAGAGCAAGCTAAAAATGAAGGGATTCTTGAAAAATCCCACAATAGCATATTCTTTTGCACAGTCTGGTAGGATTAGGGCTCTGTTTATGAGTGCTTACATAATGTGGGCAAAAGTGTTCAGAGGTGAGAGATTTGAAAATCTGATACGAAAGATTGAGCTTAGTGATGAAGTAGCTTCCATGGACGTTCTGCATCCATATCATAGATTCTATGAATCTATTAAATACTTTGATAACAACCCAAAAGTAAAGACTAGAAAGAGAAGAAGATTGAGACAAGTAATAGGCATTTACAATCCGATTATGCAGTCCAAACCTCATAGGACTGAAATTAGGTCTGTATTGATGCGTTGTGTGTTTAATAAGCCTGAACTCACTAGAGTCTCCCGAACACAAGCTGAGCTCTATTTGGAGGATATTAAACAAGAACTGCCATGGTGGGATGCAAATCTAAGAATAATGCTTGATCAGTCACCATTTTTGTCATACAATGCTCTGGCATCTTTCTTCACTCAATATGAGAGGATCAGTAAGCCAATGAGACTATTAGCAGTGAGACACAATGCAGGAAATGCAGTCATATCTTTATCAAAACACAACACTGACCCATTCTTCACTTATGTTATAGGCAAGACAGAAGATTATTCCACAGAAAGGTATAATGATGATGTCACCTTTGCAATGCTTCATTTTGAGCGCCTGTTTTCAAAATTAGATCTTTTTGTGAAACACTATGATAGAGGGTCAGATAACACCCAACCAAGATCATATTATGAAAAGAAGCTGTCTCTGCTTATAGAAGAAGTTCTGATGGAGGCTTTTACAAGGTTGGGACTTGATGTTGGCATGATTTATGATTCTCTACCAGGGCTTACTGTAAAAAGAGCTAATTTCTGGTTATTCGCCTTAGCTTCATGTGGCCTCATAACGCCTGGTGAATTGTACAACAATTTGACTGGAGATTACACTGTTTATATTCAACCACAGAAGAAATCGAACAAAGGAGTTTGGCTCGGCAGAGGGAAAATACTTGTCTGCAAGAGAGGAAGGAGAGCACTTTTTGATGTCCAAAGTCATAGAATTACCAAAATCACAACTCCAAACAGAGAGTTTGACTGGGACTTAGAAGCTAACAGGATGGGTTATTCGACAATACAGGATTACAAGATTGATTTTGGAGACATAATCATAGATCACAATGTCAGTAAATTCCACATAAAATCTGGTAGAATCAGATGCAAGACGTACAACAGCAGAAATAGAAAGCATATGTCAGTCTCTCAAGCTTTGCATGCCTTTGGATCATCAACATCAAATTGCCCTTGGGATATTGATTTTGATAGCTTATCAAGTGAAACAAAAAGATTCTTTGGGGTCTCTCTGCATTGCTTCAAATCCTTCATGATAGATGACGCTGAGCGGTTGGAAGTCGATATCGTTAATGAGATATTAAAAAATGATGAATCAGGTTTAATGATGGCTTTGATGAGTATTGTGAGAGGATTATCAAATGCCAGTCAATTCTATCAGATGTCAGAGAGATTCTCATCTTCCGTGTTCTATGATTCAGAGGAGGAGGATTATGGACCAAAGAAACTAGAGGGCAAAGACGAAAAAGAAGAAAGAGATGTGTTGGCTATGATTAAAGAGGAAGAAGAATCAGGATTGGGCATAGACTTTGATAACTTTTTTGATAGCATCTTTAGTGATGATGACGAGGACACTGAAAATGAAGACTGGGAGGACATGGATGGAGAAGAAGAGCTGGATGAAGGCATATTTAGTTTCTCAAGTGTTTTCGAAGAATTGACATCAGGGTTTGACATTGCAGAGATAATGTCAGAGGATGTAATAGTTGAACCAGAGCCTGCGGATAGAATTACTATCACTTCAGTATGGGCTCTTGACTTATTTGTAAAAGTTCACAGCACAACTCGCTACCTTTCTGACAACACATCTTTCCTTCCTCTCATTGAAGTTCTTGGAATTCCTGTTGTTCAAAAAAGGGCAAACTCTGACAAAATGAAAGATCTACATGCGCTACTTGGCATCTGATATTCTTAACTAGCTCATGTTTTGGATGTTTGATCTTTTTA